TGATCGAGCAGTTCCGGAAAGCCAAGATGATCTACGGGCGGAGTAGACAAGAAGTAGATCAATTCCTTAGACGAGGATGGTGTCGACAGATACCAGATGACCACGTCTTCCCGAATCACTTCGAGGCAATTGCGGCGCAGGAGGATGAACAACCACAACCAGTCGCCAACAACAGGGGAGCTCATCGAGGAGGCGCTAACAGAGGAGGCCGAGGGGCGGCTAGAGGCAGAGGCGGTGCACCGCATCACGCACCAGCCGCCAGGGGCGGACGCGGCAGAGGAAGAGGAGGACATGCAGCCGTGAATGGAAACACCCACGGATCATTCCTCCCCCTCATAACGGAAGAAGACAATGCGTTTGTCCCGGCTAGACCGCATCGAAGAAGGGAGCTCAGGCGACGCGTAAGACCCCAGGCTGACCATGATGTGCCCATGATAGATGACGTTATGGATGCGGAAATCGAGCACAGAATGGAGGTCCGAGACGCTAGAGAGGTGCGCGCGGCAAACCCGGCGCCTCAACCCGAACCTGCGCCAGAAGCCCAGGCCCATCCACAACAGCCGCAGGGACCGAATCCCCAACCTCAGATAGAGGCTCCCCCCGTCCAGGAGCCGATAATGCCGATCGCGGCCGAACCGCAACCGGCTCAGATGCTGCCGATTCCCGTACTACCCGCACAGCCCTAGATTGCCCTGGCAGCCATCCTCAACGTCCCACAGGCTCCCGCAGTGTACACGTGTCTCAACTGCGCCAGGAATACGCTGACCCCAGATGTCCATTGTGTCTGCGTGAAGAACTCCAAGGACAGAATGAGGCCCACCCACATCTACGCCACCGTTGACGAGTGGATGAGGCTTATAGCGGTGGACCGGATGCCGAGCCATCGACTGCGATACGACGCATACCGCCCGAACGACAACGCCTATGACAAAGCATACCATGCCACCCACTTCTCGAAAGCAGTCAATGAGGCAACAAGGTCAGCCCACCCCCATGTCTTCAGGTCTCGAATATTCAGAGACTACTACGCCGTAGATGTCAATGCTCCGGAGGCCCAAGCCCCTGACATCCTGATGATGTGGGATAGCCACTATTATTGGCCAGATCAGGACTTCCCGACAGCATGGAGGAACACGCACCTCCATGTGGTGGGTATGTCCTTCAGCCTCATACCCGGCAAGTATAGGATGCCATTCGGAGAAGGGGCATACAACGTGGACAGCGGGCATATCTCGATGCAGACCAACGCCACCGGATACGCATACAGGCACCCGAATGTCAGCCTCAAGACCCTAGTCACAGTCCTGCACACAGGATGGTTGGACTTCATTCTTTACTACGGCCCGATCTCAGAGAACAGGATATACCACAACTGGACCCCATCGGCTCACTCCCATCCAATGATGCTCTACACGACGCCCCAGGATGTATGGATCAAGGGACACCAAACCGAAGTGAAGAAAGCGAACCCCAACGTGGTGAGCAACTTCGCGGTCATGGACACCCCAGGAGTGAAAGAATACCAGGACGCGTTGGTCAAATGGGCTCAGGACATCTCCGACAGGCTTCAAAAGCACTTGCTCCGAGAGACGAGGCATAGCCCTCTGTGGAGAAATGCGGTCCTCGGCGAGGATAGATAGTTCCAACACTGCTCGAAAGGCTGTTTCGTGAACATATCATCGTGGAGGCAGTGGCATGAATGGCTCACGGTGTCGTTCTAGGGCTACAAGGTTACCTTCGGAGAAGTCGGATGGTTCAATAGGAGAGAATTCACTGTCTTCTCGAACAGTGTCCCGGCGCAAATCTAGAGTAGAAACAATGTCACTCGATGGGAGGACTTCAAGAGCTTCGCGACTACCCTCAAATGGAAGCCGAGAGAAACCACTATAATGGACCCGTTCGTGGAAAGACTCGACCACAAGGCCACATACCTGAACGGCGACAAAACTGGAAATTTCCTCGACTTATGCGAAGAAGGTCCTATTCAGCAGCTCGACCCCAGAGTGAACAAGTTGGCTAGATTTGCCCCAAAGAGACCAATCCCGAAGGATATCTTCGTCGAGGGAGACAGCGAGTGCAGCGAACTACTTAAAATCAAGCCGCTACACGCCTCGATCAACCTTCCGGAACCAGTGCAATCCTACGGACAAGTGGAATCCGAGTACTGGGTTAAAACCTGCGAGGACATCCGCGAAAAGATGCAGAAGGATCAAGATGAGGGCAGGTTCTACGATTTGGCAGGCAATCTCATAGGGGACGGAAAGCTTCAATGCTTCTACTCCGGACTGCTGGCAACCAAAAAGGGAGTCCCTGTATATCCATTCGAGTTCAACTCAAAGTCTCAGCAGAATGCATTTATCGCCATGACAAGCCGACATTGCGGAAGCGACGCGAGGATCGACCTGGACGTCTTGGAGCGCTTCAAAAGCTTCTCCGATAGATATTGGAAGGAAGTATGGCCTACACTAGAGCAGGAGATAGAAAAGCAATTTCTCACGTAGAGCTTCACTCCCGCGAAATGGCTGGAGGAAAAAGAATGGACGGATAATAAAAAGAGGAAGTACGCCGTGACCATGACAAAACATGTCAGTAGATTGGAGAAAGGGACCGTCGAGATGGTTAAGTCATTCAGCACTATGGTGAAATCCGGGGAACAATACTACACGGAACAAGACAACTCCGACATAGTGCTAAGAAACGCGTCCGAGAGGCCTAGGAACATATTCGTGCCGCCCGATGAGAACTGCGGATTCCTGGTGTATATCCAGTCCCTACTTTGGGCCCCATTGAGGAAGGGCATGGACGGTTTCATTCAAGGATACGCGAAGAAGGATTACAAACAGTGGCTCACGTCCAGGATCGACAATGATTGGAGCTCCATATCTATCGACGGAAGCGCGTTTGATTCCACGCAGTTCGCGCCGCTCATGGACTGCTGTGAGAATAAATTTTTCACACTTATTCAGAACAGCGATCGATGCAGAACTGCTATGATGGATATGGTCGGCAACAGATACGGCAAGACTCAGACATGGGAGCACATGAGCACTCACGCAATCCAGAATCTGTGGAATAGCTTGTGGCAATCAGCCAGAGTCAACAAGGTCGTCGCGTTCACGTACCTGCCGAACTATTGTCGAGACAACCAAAGGTGGCCCGATTCTATTCACAAAGAATGGGAAGCGGCAAGCATCCAGACCACGCTCGAGGTCTCCGCACGACCATGGAGGTATTATCTGGCCACTCCATTGAACGGTACCACTTTCAGTGGCCACTCCACAAAGACCACGCTGGGAAATACCATGCGGTCCATTATGTACATGTACTTCTACATATGGGACGCAAGGAGCAGAGATCTCCCTTGGTCATGGAGCACGTTCCAGACAGACTACCCGGTATAGGCGTCGGGAGACGACACAGTCGCATTCGCACCCACGAGATTGAAGGCTGAATTGATAGGAGAAGCTATTAGGAGCCGTACATACTCTAAATCGAAGGAGAACACTATCCCACACTTCGGGATAGGGCAAGTCGTGCCAGACATAAAAGTCTCCGCAGCCTATGATATAGACTTCTGCTCAAAGTGGGTCTTCTCAAATGGCTCGATAGAAACTGTTGGCCTGTACAGAGACGCTTCCAAGCTATTCTTCACTAAGAATGCCTACACGGGAAAGAATCCACAGATCAGATAGAATCCCGGAATCCACTCCATAGCAATATATGAGGGTTTCAAGAGCGAGAAAGTTAGTAAGATCGCGGAAGATCTTCTATGGATCAGATGCCAGCGATACCACAAAGAGATTGACAGCGGCACCCTCTCCAGATATTGCGAGCGCTATAAGTTCGCTTTTAAGGATGAGGAAGAGCAAGGATATGAACACGAGTTCCAGGTAAACATGAGGTTAGGAATAGACCTGTATACTCTTCTGTGTGCGATACACACAGTAAACCCGCTAGATCTCGATCTAGATTCCAGATGGAATAGCACCATCAGAGAGACATTGGCTAAACAAGCCAAGCAACGAGCCGCACAGCTCAGATACCAACCTGTATTGAACCAGGAAGGAAAAACGGTAGGAAGGATTCCCCGTGACAAACTCGCCCCATGCAATACGAGAACAGTCACCAGTCCAACTCACCATGCCCAGGTCTGCACCAGAACAGACCACGATAGAAGCCACACTCGAGTAGTAATTGAAGAACTAACCCAGGCAATCTAAGAAGGCAGAAGACACTCCGGACGTCACGCAGTAGCATAACGCCCGTCAACATTCGCCGGCGCAATATCCGCCAACATTTTGAAAGTATCATTATGTATCAACGAAAACAAAGTGACAAAACACTTTTAAATAAAAGCCCATTGCATAAGAAGAACACAAC